GCAATGACCTTGAGTTCAGGGAAAGCCATCCTGTCTTTGAAAGCATCCAGCAAGATAAGCTGAGGCGAGTCGTTTTCTTCCTCATTGTAAAAAACCCCCCATGTCGTACAAGCAGAATAGTCCGAGTTGTTCTTGGTTTCAAACGCCGTATCCCACGACTGGATGATGTACTCGCACGTGGGCGGGTCATCACTGGGCCAAATGCGCCAATGTTTGCGTGAGACGACCGCTGATGTGTCGGCTGTGGGCTGCTGCATGTACTGCGCATTCCAAAACCGGGGGTCCATGTTGGCTTTTTTGCTTTTTAGCTGGTCAAGCGGCCACTGCTCAGGCCAAAGCGACTTTTCCTGCTCCGTGTCTTCGTTCAGGATGGCCGGAAGCTCAACAATCTCCCACCGATCTGCGTCTTTGTTCTTTGTTTGGTAGTCGATCAAGCGCCCAGTCAGGTCAATCAGCGACCAACGGGTCATGATTACTATAATAGCGCCCCCCGGCATGAGGCGCTGGAGCGGCCCGGTCTGAAACCACGACCATGCGTTATCAAAAGCCAGCCGGGAATTGATCTTTACGTCTTGTTCCGAGTGTGGATCGTCAATTACGAACAAATCTGCGCCCCGTCCAGCTAGCGCACCCCCTACGCCTGCGGCGTAGTACTGCCCGCCCGCCGTTGTTGACCACTTCCCCGCCGCTTTCTGGTCGTCTGCCACATTTGTCTGGGGGAAAATCTCTGCGTAGTCCTCGCCATCGATCAAATTTCGTATGCGCCGCCCGTAATCCTCAGACAAACTAGCGGTGTGCGTGCCCATGATGATCTTCTTCTCGGGGTATTTGCCCAAAAAGTACGCTGGAAACAGGTAAGACGAGAACTCTGACTTACCCATACGCGGCGCAATGTTGATAATCACCCGCTTTTTTGTGCCGTTGAGCACATCTTGGAAGATCTTTGCCAGCTTGCGGTGGTGAGCGCCAACCTTAAACCCGGGATATACGGCAGCAGCAAAGCCAAGGATTGAATTGTGCGCGGCAGACATGCGCGCTCGATGCTCTCGGACTTCCAAATCCTCAAACAACTCCATCTTGTCCTTGGTGGACATATGGGGAAGCGCTCGCTGGAGCGCTTGAAGCTCAGCCTTGCTGAGCGTCGTGAAGCTGTTCAGGGACATCTGATACGTCTACGACATCAACAACCTGCATAAAGCGATTGAGCTTCTCTTTAATGCGCGTCTCCAACTCGGAATCGGTCAGGTCAGCTTTCTTAATCTCAATCTTCTCAGTGAACAAACCAACCTCAGTCACGCGCCCCAGCATTCCCAGCGCCTTGAGGCGGATACTCGGGTTCGTGTGCTTGGTCTCTTCAACGATCTTTGCTACTGTATAGCCACGAAGTTCCTTGGCCTGTTGCACAAACTCCCAATCATATGCGGTGAGCATCCCAGTTAAATGCTGCACTGCAACAGGCGTCTTGATTGCAGCTAGCGCCGTGCGCTGATCGTCTGTGTCTGTGGTCGCAACTAAAGAGCCAAAGGCTTTCCGAGCGCGGTCAACTTCTATTTCCTGCTCAAGTGCGGCGTCTGGCACCACGCCCAGATCTTCTAGCCACTTTGTAGTGGCAACTTTAGCCGACACAATCTTTTCCGGCGCAGCCGTATGCAACGGCGTGAAGTTAGCCGTGTCCGTAATAGCGGGAGCATGTATTAAATGTTCTAGCATGAAACCACTCTACACGCAAGATTTGACAAACGCAAGCGTGTTTAGCGTTGGACAGAGATAATTACAATTTTTTATAGTAGTGGTGGGGGGTCTGAATTGGCGTTGGTGGATTGGACAGGGGGATTTGGAAATTGGGGGTGGGTGTGAGGAACAGTGTTCCGGCGGGCGGGGGGCCTCGCCGCCACACAGAGGGGGGTGGGGAGGGGGTGGGGCTGGCACGATTTTCGCATGTATCTGGCTAGGCCGAATTGCGCCTACTCCCGGACATGTTGTCCGGGAGTTTCAACCCTTCGGAGATGACGAGAATGGACATGACTCAAGACAACCTAGCCGTAGCACTTGACCAAGCCGCCGAATCGATCACAGATTCTGCGCAAGTAGATGAGCGTGCGATCTTTGCCCTGTTCGACACAATGTCGAACGCAACCCAAGCCGCGCGCGATCAGATCCGCGACCTACGGATCGCAGATCGTGACACTTGCCTGAGTTTCCTACAACGTTGGGCATGCGTGCGCTACGGTCTGACGCTGATCGAAGGTCAACGCGGATCGAAATTTGATCCGAACCCACTAGCCGCCCAAATTAGCGCGCGAAAGATTGTCAACGGAGAACCCGGGAAACTGGTAGCTGAACACGGCATGGATGCCCATCTCGCAGTCATGGCGGTACAACAAGCCGCACTTAAACAAGCCGAGACACAATGTGATTCCGCCGCGCGTCAGATTCGGCGCATGCTGAATGATCTTTTTGATGAACCCGAAAAGAACCCTAGCGGTAAGGCTAAACAGGATGAAGTGGCGCGTTTGCTAAAGGCCATTGCGAAATTGGAATCCGATTCGCTCAATCGACTGGAATCAGGTATTGACAAGATCAAACGGGAGCGTAACGCTAGCAAGTAACCCAACCCGATCCATGCAACCCGCGCGCGGCTAGCCGCGCGCGGGTTTTCGCTTGTCCGCGTTTTCGTGGACAAACGAAAACCCGACGTTGGGTTTGACGCGACTCCCGGACGCATTGTCCGGGAGTTTTTTTGTGGCAATGACGCGCGAGTCGCGTCGAACGTGGAGCGTAGAACGATGAAGGATACATACGAAGTATTGAGCGAAGGGCGTGCGCGCCATGACTGGCGTTACACGGTCAACACAGTTGACCCAGACTTCGACATTCAATCTGAGATTGAGTTCGCGGATCGAACGAAGAGCGAAGATGATCTGTACGGTCTGACCATCGTCGAGTTCGATGACGAGTTCGATGCGCGCGCATGGTTGAAGGGGCGTCTATGAACGACGAGCACCTGCCCATCTGTGTGTCGTGCTACTCGGTGCGCGTTGAGTATGGGCGGCGGCGCATGCCGCGCCCGACTTGCATGTCGTGTGGCGAACGAGAAGCGCGTAGCGTGAGGCACACAGTTGTGCCCATGAACAAAAGCAACTACATGTTGGTGACAGACCGCGCGTTGCTGTCCCAACTCAACCCGAAGAGGACGACATGAGAGTACCAAACTGGGTGTGGGGTTTCGTCTACGGCATGGCCGTTGCCGTAGTTCTCCAAAACGTATTAGGGAGTCCTTGTTGTTGAAAAACAACAAAAGTTTGGTGGTCCACCATTCCGACGTTCTGTGCGAGCGCACAGGACGCTGGAATGGCGTGGATTCATGCGGGTTTCAGGCGTCCACCCCCCCAGAAACCTACGTATATATATATAGTTTTTTCCAAAAGATATATATATGTATGTGTAGCCGGACAGACTCGCGCGCAACTTGCGCTTTTCCGTTTGCCGTGGCACTCTTTGAAAAACGTAGGTATACGCGGGGGTAACACCCCCAACGCTAGTGTTCATGCGGGTTAGTTAATGTCCACCTATAGTGGACCACCTTGCGAAATGGAGGACCACCTGATGAAGCAATGTGGACAATGTAAAACCTTTTACAAGCCAAGTGAGTTCCGTGTGCGGCTCTCAAAGTTGGCGTCTGAGGGGCGCGGACTATACGACGGACGCCGACTCACCATGGAGATGTCAATCTGTAGACAATGCAGACCCAAGCCTCGACCGTACACATCCATGACGGAGCGCGAACTAAACACGCTGGTGCTATCCCGGGATATCACCCGTGAGTTTGCCGATGGAATCCTGCTAACCCGCGCCACACACGCAAGGCGCAAAATGTCCACGGCGGTGAATAAACGCTGGGAACGCGAACGACTAGCGCGTGTGAAGCCTGCGCTCGATCTATGTTCAGTAGAACGCCGAGCGGTGAAGGACCAGCTACGGTACGCAACGGAGAACGGCAAGGAACGTGTCATCGCCTTCTGTGAAACGTATCTGCAAGTGATTGATGAGTACGCCAAACAAGTGCGGGACTCTAAAAAGATACACGACATACCCTCGGCAACGAGGGCGTGTGTGTTAGCCGCATGGCATGCGTGTGATAAAGCGCGCGGACCCATGCTTTTCAGCCAACTGGCGGACATCTTGTCCGGCAGTCAACAACCGGAGAGTAGGAATGGAGAGTATTGAATTAGTTCTGGAACTCGCTAAGAAAGCGGGTATCAAGGGCCAGAACGAAACAAATCTAAGCCCAAATGAGTTGCACTTTGTTCAGTTGATTGTTGAAGAGTGTGCGCATGCTTTAGCCGCACAAGTAGCCAAAAATGAGTATGCACAAGCCCGCGATGGACTGACACTCGCGCTTAAAGATCACTTTATGGGGGAGGATGAGTAATGAAGCAGAAGTACTTGGTTGAGATGCACTACGAGGTGCACTACGACGCAGAAGTTGAAGCCGAGTCGGAGGACGAAGCCGAGATGCTTGCGCTTGAAGAGATCAAAGGGCGCAAGGATCTGCCGCAGGGCGACGAAAACTGGCACGCCGAGTTTATAAGCGTGATTGAAGAGGAGGATGAGTGATGCAGACGGATCGTAAAGAACTGGAAAACCTGCGCGTATCTGTGGCACGGATAGCGCAGGTTATTGGCGCGGACAACAGCTTGGAAGTGAAAGACAAGAATTTCTCATTGCTGCGTGCTCTTGCCTGTACCCGAGAGCATGGGTGGAATGATCTGGCGCACAGGATCACCGTCGAGATCGAGCAGATGCAGAGCAACGAACGTTTCTCGGATGAGAGTTACGCATGGGTAGCTAAGCAACTCAAAGACGCGCGCAACGCGCTCAACCAGATTGAAACCATAGCGGGGATTTTCAAATGATGATAGCTGACTGGTCAATAGTGGAGACGCCCAATGGCATCTCTATCCGCTACAAGTCGCATGACCCAGAGATCTGTGTGCACATGGAGAACGACAAGGTTTTCATGAACGTATACGCACGGTACGAGACGATCTCGCCCGTGTCCTTGGTCGTGCCGTTGAAGGGAGATGAGTGATGAATATACGGGAACGGGAGAACTTAGCTATCGCATATGCGAACGCATGGTATGCGGTCAAGGGCACGAAGGTCACGTTGACCACCGGGCCGCGCGGCTGGTTCACGATACGTTACGAGAACGGTGGCATGGCACGTGGAATTAGGACACGCGCCATCTTCGACGGGCTGGTCATGCTGACCAGCAGACTTGCGCAGAACGACATCACCAAGATGCGTGAAGCGCAGATTCAATAACTTTGGGAGAACGAAATGGCCTATGGCGCGCTATGCAACGATCTTATACGAGTCAGGTCTTACTTCAGGGCCGACGACTGGTGGCACAAAGCACCAAAATGTCGGTCAACCAAGCTGACATCGAATCAGAAGTCCCTTCACCCACGCAAACCATCTTCGTTCACGCATTACCGGCTGGAACGTGGACCCAACGCTGACTACTACGATCTAGCTATGTACGACACATCCCTGTGTCGCCTGTTCAAACCGCAACCCAACGGGGACTACGAGGTGTGGTACTCGTACACGGGTTCCAATTCAGACTCGCACTTCCATCAACGAGTAACGCCGTACCAATCTCGCGTGATGACTACGGATAACGTGCGTGTGGTCGTGCCGCTGGCGCTGGCTAGGCGTGCGCGTGGGGAGTTCACCGCCAAGTGTGTGTTCACGGCGAGTGGGTTACTTATAAGGGAGAAGTCTTGGCACGTGCCGCATGGTCGGCGCTTGATGAGCAAGGCACGTAGAGATGAGCGCAAAGAGACGGTGCGCCTAGCCGAGCCGTACGTGACCA